TCTAAAGTTTCTTGTGATGCAGTAAAGCTCCACGTAGTAACAGTTGCGACATTAACATCATCGACTTCTAGGAAGCCATCACCGCCTGAATAGTAGCCCACAACAATTCCTAAGTTAAACAGTCATTATATTCTAAGGCGAATCGAGGCAAGCAACAAATTTACATTCAACATTGCTACGTCCAGGGTAGACACTTGTCACCGTTGGAGGGCCATCATATCGCCATTTTAACTCTGTTCTTTCAACAAAAAAAGACGTAATATTACTAGCTGCTCCTCCAATAACACCAGTCCCCTCAAAATTTACTTCACCCCAAACAGATTGAACTTCTTCGTAATGTAATAAAATAGTTGCAGCATCAGCGTCACTAATATTATTAAATCCCAATGCTAAAGTTGATCCTGTTCGATATTTTCCATATCGAATAACAGTTTTCACGCCATTCAATGCTTGAAATTCATTTTGAGGATATTCACCTGGCGAATAACTTCTAGATGAAGGAACTAAAGTAGTAGGTCGAAAAGGAGTTGCCATTAGATTGTGTTTACGTCAGGGAAACGATCATTGAAATCACTATCAACAGGATTTATATTTCTTAAGACACTCATGAAACCACTTTCATCAAATGGAACATGACTTGCTGCAATTTTAATAAAGCCCTCCTCTCCATGAGTGATTGATTCAATCTTATACAAACGATCTTCAGTTGTATCATCAAGCACTGTAAATAAAGTACCTCTTAACTTATTTGGAGCTTTCCCATTTCCAGCGAAAGTAAAAGAAGCCTGCTGAACACCTTTCGTTGATCCTGGCTTCCAAAAATAAACTTTTTGAAGACCACTTATAGTTTCACGACTAACAATATTTCCATCAGCATCAACACTTCCATTTTTAAATCGACTGGTATGAGTAGTCTCAGTCATCACTCGAATATAATCACCAGCCATTAAACCCAAAACTGAAATTGGTGTTGTTTCAAATGAAATACCATGATCAACGTCTTTTCTTGTCGCTAAAGCAAAAGCAGCAAATTTCTTTGCATGATTTTCATCAACACACCATCCACTCATATCAAATTTTTCTTCAGGAAGGGCTTCTGCTGCTCTTAAAAAATCATCATTACTTTGATTTTCTTTCCTATAAGCAATAGTCATTGCTTTAGTCTCTGGGAATCCATCTCTTGTATCTTGCCTATACATAACAGTTGCTTTAAACATCCTTCTTTCTTCTGGAGTTAAGAAAGTAACTTGTAGATCTTTCATATTTCCGTCAGTGAATAATCCTTTTATTTCACCGCTAGCTTCCATCTGAGATCTGGTGATGTTATACCTTATGTAACCATTCCCATCTGTCGGCACACCTGGCCTCAAACTAAATTGCCCACCAACAATACAAAAATCTAAAAAACAATACCCAGCATTTTCAAAAATAAATTCTCTTAAATTTAATTCTCTATCAATAATACCGTTCCATCTAAATTGATTGTTTTTGCAATATCTTGCACTTGTTTGCATATCATCCACTTTCACTGCTTTTATACCTGCAATATCACCAGCCCCATAATCAGTATTAGTTAATAAATCATAAATTATTTCAACAATATTATCGGTTGATTCAAAAAGATCACTTTTTCCAGTTATTGCATCAATAGTTTTGTCTACTCCAGAATCACTAATTAACCGTTGGACTTTTATCCCTTCTGCTATAAAACAAGATAAAGAAGTAAACTGATTAAAGTTTTCACTTGCACCAATTCTTAGACCTGCTATTGCAAGTTTTTCATAATTAATATCTGCATTAGAATTACTTGTTCCTTCATGTATTATCTCATTAATATGAGTTATTTCATGTTCAGGCCCATTACCATGACTAGATTCTTCTGAATCATACATAAAATAATCGGCTATAGCATTATTAGGATTTGTATCTCTTTGCGTTACAAAATATGTTTCATGGGATGGTTTATCTGCAAGATCATCTGCTGATAAACCTTCTTCTGAAGGAGAATCAGGATCCACAAACGGTGTACCTGCAATTACGGTGAAATAAGGAACAGCACTATAATCAACATTGCCAGCCAATTTAACTTTATCACCCGTGAAATAACCTGTGCCTGCATAACCATCTCGTTTTGAGTAAGTCACCCTTGCAACATTTTGACCACTACCGTTTTTCCATTCTTCAGAAGTTCTTGTTATTTGAAGATTAGAACCAGTAGCATTTCCTAAATTTATGACAGTGTGATTACTAACATTTACTGTAGGAATAGTTCTATCTTGAACCTGCATTGCAATTGCAAAATACAGAGTTTTAATTCCATTACCTGTTTTTGAATATCTCCAGTCATGACCTGATCCATTTGACGCAGGATTTCTGGCAATTCTAAAACGATGCCATACGCCAGTAGGATTACCATTATTATCATTTGCCTCTACTGCGGCAGACCATTGCTCAACTTTGCTATAGTCATTTGCTCCTGCAGTAAATGTACCTAAAGCACCAGCAGGAATAATTGTTCCCCCAAACCAATATTGCCAACGCCATTGCCCACCAGATATTTCAGTTGCTGTTAAAGCAATACCGTGATAAGGGCTAAAATACGAATTACCACCATCAGAAGGAATACCTTTGAAATTCCTTTCACTAGGAGTCGCAAAACCTGTCCTTCCCCAATTACCATAATTAGCTCCTGAAGAATTAGTCCCTGGCCCAGTTCCAAAGTAAACATAATCATTTGCGTTTGGATTTGAGCCTCCTCTATTCCAAGGTGTGCCGACTATAGAAGGTGTTATTAATTGTGGATTAAAGCGTTCATGCGACCAAGCAAATGGCGGTGCGGAATAAACTGAACTATGTGGATTAAGTTTTGGAGAAAAATCGCTGACAGCATCACTACCATCACCTATTGGATTACCCTCTGAATCGTAACCAGTGCCTAATCCTCCTCTAACCCATTCAATGTTATTAGTTAAAGCATTGCCGAGATTTATAGAAGATTCATCCTTAGCTGGAAGACTTGCTACTTCAGCATGGAAGTAAGCGAAAGCCGTTACAGCCAATGCTCCATTGTCATAATGTAAATCAAACCGATGACTATATACATCTGCGGCATAACTTAAAATATAAACTTGTCTATCCTGATAATGATTTAAAACGACATTTCCAGGTACAGGAAGAAAACGATATTCGAGTGGTTTTGAATCTGCATGTTTTATATTAATCGTATTGTACTGAGGTTGATTTGTAGAACCTCTTACACAAAAAACTCGACTACATACATCCGTCCAACCAGTACCAGTATTTAAAATTTTTGCTTGTAATTTAAAGAAACTTAAACGACTAACATATTTACTAACTGATCCAAGAGAAATATTACCGCCATCCTTTTCATAACTAACAATTCTTTCTCGACTAGGACATTCGTTTAGATTTTGAATACCACTAATTTGTCTCCATACAATACTTTTAATACCTATTTGTGTTTCATCACATGCTTTAGTATTTGAAAAAGTACCAATCGCACATTTTTGCACTACTAAACTTTCATAAGGCATTCTTGCATCAGTTTCATTCGAAAAACTCATCCAACCATCTTCATCTGTTTTCATCTTGTATCTCTTACCTGAATACTGTCCGTTTACTTCATAAGGAGTCCAAATATTTGCATCTGTTTCTTGGTAAACCGTTGCTAATGCTGAACCAACCATATATTGCTCACCTAAAGCCATAGTTTTATCAACTTCTTCTCTTGTTGAATCAGCAGCAGCTTTGGCATCTCCACTACCCCAAGGTGAAAATTTATTCCATCTTTGATTTCGATCTACATCTATTGATTCACCTTCATCGATCCAAGCCAATTCATTTGCTTGTTTTTCAATAACCAAATCAAGATGATGTCCAGCACCTATCCATCTGTGCATAGAGTTTCCTCCATATGCACTGCTTTTTAAGCAAACATATCTTGGGTAAAAATGAACTATCTTTGCACGTTTTATTTTTAAATCATCTGCAACCTGACTTTCCATACCTTTTGGGAACATTAATAATTCCCAACCAACTTTGTAAGCATTTCCATTAGGTATTGGAGCATAAAGCCCAAATTTCACATTAGAAGAAGGAGTTTTTACACTTGAAAAGCTTGGTTGCCAGATCCAATCACCATCATCATTTAAAACTTTGACCATGAAAGGATCATTATCGTCATACTCTCTCCTTCCTCGACTACCATAATTATTAGTATTAGGAGCTTCTCCTCCATGAGAGTCACCACCTCTTAAACGATTTGATTGATTAAGTTCTGGTTGCTGTGAGGTCGGTTGCAGCCTTGTATTTGCACGACCACCTTTAGTGAAATAAAGTCTTAATTTTGATAACGGAAAATTATCTAAAAAAGTTTCACCTAAAGCAAAAGTGTTAAATAATGGATGTTGACCTAATTCACCATGAGAAAATAGACAAATAGCATTAATTTCTTGACCATATTGTTTATCACGAATTTGCGACCAAAGAAGTTGACTTGAAGCTCTTACACCATGAGGCTCTCTTGCGTAAATTAAAGGAATAAAAGAACCTAAAACTGCTAATTCTTGCGTAGATTCAAATCCACTAACAGGATTAAATCTACTTCTACCTTGAACACCACCTATCTGAAGACTTGGTGCGTCTTTTGGTTGCTTTGGCTTAGGAGCAAGTAAATATGTAACAGCAGCAATCGCAACAGTAATTGCAAGTTTTACATACCATGCTTGCGCTATATACCATGCACCAATACTTACTGGATCGCACCTAATATCTGGAATTAATTCGTACCCTTTCCTTGAATCTTTATGATATTTAAAAGTTAAATCTAAAAACTGTAAATACTCTTTATCAGTTATTCCAAGTGCATTACATAATTCTATTTCATAGGGTAATAAAGTTCTAAAACCTCCAAAAAGGTTAGAGGACTCCATCGAACCGTCTTCTCTACGAATGATAGCCAACCGCCTTTCCAGTAAACAGCCATACCATAGCCTTTTTCTGCTTTACAGAGAGCTACAACACCAATATTAGCGGTTGTTGTCTGTCTTCCCCACTTTTTTAGCTCATCAGAAAACACTTTATAGTCTTTGTTCCTTAACCGCCTGTACCAAGACCTTGGTGGCGCAGGGCTTTCAATACCATAATTATTCAATACTTCTCTAGCTAAAGTTAAACAATCTGCTGCATGATGCTTGTCAGGTGTAGCCCCTAAACGATAAGGCAAACCCAAAAGCAATTCAGTTTTCATTTCGTTCTTATATTTCCTGTTACAGGTAAATGACCAACTAATGCACTTGTTAAAAATCTTCCAATATTTCCACCAACAGCATCAACACCTGTAGATAGCATTAATTCTATATTTGTTGCGTCATATCCCATTGAAGCAACAGTCCAAGTATCTGTTGCGATCCTATCTTCAACAGTTGTAAACGCTGTATTCATTTTGCACGTATGAACGTGAACACCCCAACCTTTATCAACAGCATCATGTGCATAATTCATAGATAACTTGTTAGGAGCCGTACTTCCATCTCTTAAAGTACTTGTATTTGCCAAAATCAAAGACGCTTCAAGGTTGTCTCCACTTTTAGATTGTGTTGCACCTGAATAAAGAAAACTTAGATATTTATAAACATCAGTTCCAAAGATAGGACTGGCGAAAGAAATTCCACCCGTAGTTGGTTCTGAGTTCTGAAACCTTTCTTCTATAGAATTTGTTTTTGGATCATAAAGATCAATAAAAACACATATAGGAACTAAAACTGACATCAGATACCAATCCGTGATCTAGATGAACGACTATTCTGTAATGATCTCATTGCTTTTGTTTCTCCCATTGCAGCACCTTTGTTTGCTGCTGAATTTATAATGCCACCAACAGCAGATTTAGGTACATATTCATCACCGTTAAAGTTTAATGTTGGGCCTGTGTAATTCACAGTTGTGGCTCTACCTCCACCACCACCATGCATTTCAACTCCAAGTTTTCCACTTCTTCCTCTCTTCAAAGGCATGATTGCTTCTGGGCCAGCTTCACCCATGATGCCTAATTTCGACCCACCATATTGGAACATGGTTGGTGCGTTAACTACACCACCTTTCCTGTAAGGAACAATTCCATTGGCTGCGAAAGCATTGCCATTTGCAGTTAACGTGACAGGGATTCCCATCATTCTCATTAACGGTGCAGTAATTGATGCCCTAATTGCAATCTTCAAAATGTCAGCAAGAACAGATTGAACGAACTTTCCAAATTCAAGTTTTCCTGTTTGAGCAAACGTAACTATTGCATTTTCCATCTTTGAAAACGCACCAACAACAGCTTCTCTAAGTTGTTCTGTGATATTGAATCCTTTTGCTGCAAATTCTTCTAAAGCATTTACAGCCCCATCCATATCTGTATCTGCTGGATCAAATATCTTTTTATTATTTTTGTCATTTAATTTATTTTGCTTAGCTATATAATCTTTGATTACTTCATTCCTTTGTTCTAATAAAGCAATTTCTGTCAAGAGTTCTTCAACAGCTTTCTGCCCAAAGAATGAAGCAGTCCCCAGAGCCTCTGTTTTAGTCCTTATCTCTTCTAAATTATCCAACCATTCTTTACCTGCCTCTTCAACACTTAGCCCAAACAATGACTCCATCATCTGAGCTTTAGTCTCACTCCATCTTCTTTGTAACTTATTAAGCATTATTAGTAATGCAGTTATACCAGCGGTAACAGCAACATAAGGGTTGATGCTGGAAACAATATTGAACTTAGTTTGCCAAATCGTAGCTGTTTTCAATCCAGTCACTAATGCTCCAAAACTAGCGACCAAGGCTTGAATCTTTAGCCCAAGAAAAGCAGCAGCAGTAACAATGACTGCATCCGTAAGGAATTCAAAATTATTAGCTACTAATTTAATTGCTGGAACAATTATCTTAGAAACTTGAAGAGCTAACTGAGCAAGATCCGTTAAAGCAGGAATAAGATCTACAGCTAATTCTGCACCAATAATTTGAAATTCAGAACCAATGTCCTTTAATACAGTACCGACTGCAACCTTTAACCTATTCATTGCAATTTGAGATCTTGCACCTGCTTCTTCATTTGAAGCTGCAATCTTTCTTGCTAATGGTTCATATTCATCTCCTAAGCTTGTAATAAACTTACTTAACATGTCTAATCCGACTGTTCCATCTTTAAGATTTTTCTGTAATTTCTGAGTAGAAATATCATTTGCTTTAGCAAACTTTGTTACTGCCGCTGGAAATCTTTCACCCAATTGTCCACTTAATTCCTCCGCAGATACCTTGCCCTTACTGAAGATTTGAACCATCGCAGTTATTGCCGATTTCACATCTTCTGCGCTACCAGCAGTACCTTTAATTGCAACTGTTGTATTTAAAAACGCTTCAGTTGCGTTATGAATATTTCCACCAGCACCTAAGACAGCAGCACTTAAACGAGTCATTCCTCGAATTGCTACTTCTTGAGGTACGTTGTAATCACTAGTTGCTTTTTGTGCTGCTGCTAATGCAAGTTCATAACTTTCTTGATCTTTAGTTATTCCTTTTAATGCAATCTTTGCTTTTTCAATACTTGACGCATAAACAGCAGTATCTCCTATCGCATCCACCACAGGTTTGGCAGCAAAACCTACTCCAACACCAGCAGTAGCCCCCTCTTTAAAGCTTCCTCCCATTGCTTTGCTAATTCCACCACCAATTAGTCCAGTAGCACCAGGGAGTGGCCCTCCAAAAGCAGTAGCACCTGCTGCTATTCCTAAGCCTTGGAACATATCTTTACGACCAAAACTCGATTTATTCATCGAAGCATTGGCCTTAGTTATCGCACCTTGTACCCTATTAATTTCTGCTGTAAGTTCTTTAAATTCTTGCGTTCCTATTTCTACTGTTTGACGAACTCTTGTTAAAGCATCTGCTTGCGCACTTAAATGACTAATAGTATTAGGAACTACTTTCCCTAAACCTAAAATTTCATTCTTTAATCTTGTAACTCCTGTACCAGCTAACTTGATTGGATTTTCTAACTTCTTAAATTTATTTCCTAAACCTTGCAACTGTGCAAAACCTTGCAAGTCAAGTTTTAACGAAACGGTTTCAACAACTTTCCCAGCCATATCAGGAATCCTTCTTATTCATTTCGGTGAGAGCAGTTGCTTCCATGATTTTTAAATCCTCAAGCATTGCTCGTCTGTTCTCTACATTGTATATGTCAAATAAGCCGCCTGCACTTAATAGCACCTCATATTTCAAACCAGTAACGCCTCCAAAAGACATAGACCATTGAGTTTGCATCCTTAAAAACATTAACACCGTTTCCCAATTCTCTTCCCACACAATGCATCCATCTTCCTTCTCCTTTGGTTTCTCAGGTAATTTAATACCAAATATCTTGGCATCTTCATCTACCTGTTCATCTGATCCGCTGCCACCCGAAACCCAATAAAGAGCAGCATCAGTTAGTTTTTTGCATTTGCATTTTGATAGAAATCACCAAATGCTTGGACGACTCCAGCCACCCAATCAACATCTTCAGAAAAAGCTCTTAATTCTTTATCAGAGAAAGGAATATCTTTTTCATCTTCATCTTGAATTTGACTCCATCCTGCAATTATTTTTTTTAAAGCACCATAATCCTGTTCAGCTTCAAACTTTACAAGTTCTGATTTTTTCAATCTTTTAAATTTAATAATAAAAGTAGAACTTTCAAACTCCCCTGGTGTTGTTTCTGAAGGTTTTTTAACTTCAACAGGCCAAGGATACGCCGAAATTTTCTTCCGTATAAAACTCATTAGATAATTAATAGAGATACTTCGCCACTCTACTCATAAAAAGAGAGGGCGTAAGCCCCCTTTTATCTATATACCAACGAAAACTCATCATTACCGCTGGTGGATGGACATGCAGTAATAGGAATCTCAGCCATTACAATTCCATTTTCTTCTCCATAAGCCACATCTCCTATATCTATTTTAGTCGAAGTAAATTGAACAATATTGCCAGCCGTTGTTCCATGAGTGAAGGTCAAGTTGCCTAAAGACGTATCACTTAAAGCAGCAGCAAAATAATCTTTTTGTGCCACAGTTGGTGCTTCGATAGTGACACTACCAGCAGAATTACGATCAATAATGTGTACTTCCTTCGTTCCTCCCACTAATTCCATATAGGTAGTCGTTACACCAGCATCAAATTCAATAGAATTACAAGCCCCTGCGTAAGACAAAAGCTGGAATCCAGTTGTATTTCCATTCTTG